AATCAACAATAGCTTGTGTGTTTGGTATTACATCTGCTTTTGCAGCGTTATATCCAGTTAGTTCACCAAATCCATCATATGTAAATACTTTTTTCTCGTAGTCTACAGTAGGGGATACGTTAATTGTGCTGGATCCTGCGTTTAGGGTTAAGTTTTGACTTCTTGAATCAATTTCATTTGTTGCTATTGATATTAATTGACTAGCACTATCAATTGCTATAAAGCCTGCAACATCTTCGTCGTATTTAAAAAACGTATCCGGCAATGTTCCACGCTCGATTTTGAAACCTGCGTCATTAAGAGTAATGCCTGCACCTGTTTCGCCACTATTTAGCGTAATAATATTATCTTCAATATCTAATTGTGCAGTGTTAATAGTTGTAGTTTCACCTCTAACTAATAAGTTGCCAGATATTTCAACAGTGCCAGTTTCTAAACCTGTATCCAAAATGATTGCGCCGCCGGTTTGAACAGTTATTTTATAGCTACCATTTGGTACATTTAAATACTTTGACATTTACTATTCCTTAAAAGTAAGTAGGGGGAATTTAATCCCCCTAATCTAATCTTAGTCAGCTTCAAAATCGTCTGCGCCAGTGAATGAATCATCTGTACCAGCTTCTTCCATTTCAACTGCTGCATCATCGGTAGCATTACTAAAGTTCCAAGCAATACTTGTGCCTGTGTCAAGTGTTACTTTACGTCCTGCAATTTTAGTAACTTGACGAGCTGTTCCGCCATCGTCTTTTACAGTAATAGTCATATCAGCCACAGCTAATGTACCCTGTGCTTTATCAGCTAGGGTGCAATCTTCTGTGTTTGTGCCGTCTGTGCAACGGAACTTTTTAGATCCTAATTGCTTAACGATCCAGCCGTTTGCTTCTGCTTGTCCTGTAGCACGAAAACGTACTTTGATTTCGTTGCCACCTGCTGTTGGCTCTCCGAAAAATCTTTTATTAAGTGGTCTTCCCATTTGTTTATCTCCTTTAAAACGTTCTAGGTTTACGCAGTGGGTCAGTTCTGCATAAGTCCGCTTATGCGGCACGATTATTGACACAAGTATTTATCAATTATAAAGAGTAGCGACGAATGCCTAAGGCTCTATTTGCACGATATACGGCAATACTTACTTTGTTATCTTGATTGCCGCCAAGTATATAGTAGTACTCTACTCCATTTATTTCTTGTGTTTTTAGATANAATCCTACATGTCCCTGCCAGCCTTGATTNCCTCTTGGAAATACTACAAGGTCACCGGGTTGAATATCTTTTTTTGATATACCTTGTCCCCAATCTAAAAACGCTCTTGCTGTAAGTGGATACTTGTGATCATTATTACTAACTATTCCACTTTCTTCGAGTACTGCATTAACAAAGGCGGCGCACCATTCTGTACGCACAGGGTCTACGTTTAACAGCTCTTTAAGTTCTTCTCTGTCTGTGCGCTCGTGCATTCCGTTGTATTGTACTGCTAGATAAACAGGATTGATTGGGCCTAAATTAATAATTTTTCTAGGTGTTGTAATCTTTTCTACACTATTGCCTGGTGATGTACACGCTGTCGCTAGTATCAATACTATCGTCCCTAATATATATTTCATAGTTTGCCCCCGTGAAATATTTATCAGATCATTAAAAAAGGGCCCCCTAAGGAGCCCTTCTTATTTTTTGCTATCTTAACTTAGATATTAGCTGAAGCTAACGTTAGCTGATGTAATATCAACTTTACCTAAGTAGTCAGCAGCATTGCCTAGTGACGATGCAGTGTTATTCAACTCAACATATCCATAACGTGTCATGAATGATACTGTTGGTTCAAATGTACCTGGATCTAGGACAACACCTGAGCTCATTAGCGGGATGTATGGGCAATAGAATGCCGCTGCATCTGATTCGCTTGAACCTTTGTAACCGATTAGAACGGCTGCATTGTCTGCGCTGTAAGTGTTTACATAAACTTTCATTGCATTGTTCAATGTACCAACCATCTTAGTGTTAGTTGGTGCTTCGAATGTGCCTTCAGTTGTACGTGCAAACGCTGAAGTAGTTGCAGACTGTAGGATTGTTAGTGCAAATGGACTAACAACTGCCCAGTTACCTGCGCCACGACGTGTGCGCTGTGCAATCAAGTTACTTACGCGGTTGATCTGAACTGCAAGTGCAGCATGCTCATCACCAACGAAAGTAGCAGTACCTGAAACAGCAGCTTGGTTGTATGTTTCAGCAGCAGTACCTGCAAGAGTTGCTAGCGATGCTAGAACTTCTTGGTCGATCTCAGCAGTGATCTCTTGTGCAAGAGCTGCCATGATTTCTGCTTCAACATCAATACCGTGCATTGACTGTGCGTCTTGAGCTGCTTCGAAAGTCCAGCGAGCTGATAGCTTGCGAGTCTTTGCTTCAACAGTTTGCTTCAAGATTTGGATGCTTAGTCTGTTACCAGCAGCGCCTTCTAGCGTAGCAGTTGAAGCTGCTTTACCTGTATCAGCACCTGAGTATGACTCGGCAATCTTGAATGGGCTTAGAGCCTCTTCACCAGCAGTTGCACCAGATGCGCCTGCATTGAATGTGTCGCTGTAGCGAACACGTAGTGTGTGAATTTGACCAACTGGGCCAGTCATTGGCTGAACGCCAACTAGCTCGTTAGCAATAACTGTTGGCATTACACGACGGATAACTGGTAGGATAACACGGTTAAGTGTTGCTACGTTACCTGCACTTGTTGCTCCAGCAGTTGCACTCTCTGACAAATACTTGCGAGTGTTTTCTAGTGTAGCAGCCATTACAGACTTCTTGTTGCCTTGCAGGCCTTCAAGAAGAGCAGTTTTGGTGTCTACCCAGCGTGATTCTAGTAGTTCTGACATCATTATCTCCTTAATTTAATCCAGCAAGACGTTTAATATCGATAACATTGTTATCGACGTCTGCTTTAGTTTGTGTCATTGACGTTTCTGTACGATTGCCTGTAATTTCTTTGCCTTCTGTAAGTGGTGCCTTGCGCTTGGCTGGAGTATTTCCGTCGATAACCGATGGTAGGTACTTGTCGAAAGACTTTTGTAGTCTATCGGTTTGTACTGATTCCAGTAAGTCTGTCATAATCTCACGCTGATCTTTGCCTAATGGCGCAACTAGCGAGTTCATAATCTTTTCTCTACGTGCTGATTCAACTAAACGTGATTTCTCTTTGTTTGCTGCTTCTGCAAGTGTTTTTGCTTTTGTAACAAATGCTTTGGCTTCTACAAGTTGCTTGTCTTTAGCAGCTAGTACGCCCATAAGTTTTGCAACTTCTGAATTTTCATTCAAGTGTGAAGTTGTATACTCATTTGCAAATGCTTCAAATATTTTGCGACCGAAGTCATTTCTTCGTGCTGTATCAATATCTTCTTTTAGTGCAGCAATTTCACCTTTCAGTGATTTGCCTACCATTTCAGATACTGCGGTGGCACTTCTTTCGATAAAGTTAGCTTTAACTTTAGCGAAGTGTGTCTTAGCTTCACGTACTAAACGTACTTTTGTTTCAGCTAAATCTTTTTTGTCTTCATTGAATTCTGCAATTTCACCTGCTAGAGATTCTACAACAAACTCTTCTAGCTTGGCATATGATTCTGCCATTGCTTTCTTGTCTGCTCTTAATTCTTTAATTTCAGCTGCTAAGTTCTCAGCAACGAAACCCTTTAGTAGATTTGCATTTTCACGCATTGCAACAGCATATTTTGCTTTTGCTTCTGCTAGCTGCTTGCGGTCTTCCGCAAACTCTGCAATCTCTTCAGCAAGACGCTCAGAAAGTAGTGAGTCAATAGCTTCAACCATAGTTGACTTATCGTGCTCATACTTTTGCGCAAATTCTTCACGTAACTCAGCAGTTGCCTGCATTTTGTTTTCCTGAATCTTCTGCGCCCAAGCTTCTTCAATTTGTTCTCTAATCTCAGATGAAACAACATCGTTTTCAAATAGTGTTTTTAGTGCATCTATCATTATGTTCTCCTGTTTCATTGGAGTTTGTTGATTAGGTTAATCAACGATTCCTTAAGATACTTTTGTGCCTTTGTGTCGTGCTTTGTTGCCTGTGCTAATTCATATGCCTTCATTCCCCCACGTGCATTCATAAGTGTTTCATAAATAGGTGTAGGATATGCACCAGGGGCGCTAGGCTGAGCCACAACGTCCACAGTGATTATTTCAAAGTCAGAGACAGTATTGCTACCGTCTTCTGCTACATTACCACTACCACGTGACGAGACACCTAGTTTAACGCCTGCTTCGAGCATCGTTTTAACTAGGTTCCCCATCGGTGTTGGTAGTATTTTTAGCTTACCGTAACCGTTATCGCCATCCATCCAACATTCTGTTATCATATGGCTAACACGGTCAATATTGATATTAAGTCCTTCAGGATGATCAACTTCACCAAGAACACTGTATCCATTGCTAATTTGATCATTGAGAGTTTTGACAGCCCTGCCAATTTCATTTACAGGATACACTCGCTGATTAGCATTGCGGACACCACCTTGGATCATAATACCTTTCATGTAAAGGTCTTTTCCTTCGTTGGCACCCTCAAGCACTACATTAGCTTGATCGAATGTCAAATGCTCTCGTAAGTTTTTCATCTAGTTTTCCTTACTATCGCTTACTTTGCTCTTTTCGGAGCGCCGTTTAACATACTGCTGGCTGATTTGTCAGCAGTCTCTGGCTTGCCCTTTTTCTCAGCGCCGTGGCCAGGTTGTGATGCCATTTTAGTAGCACCTTTAGCACCAGGAACATTTACGTTCTTGGTATTCATATCTTTAGCAGTTGGAGCAGCTAGACCACCTTGTGTGCCTTCGCCTTTGCTTTCGCCGCCACGTAGGTTAGCAGTTGTGCCGCCCATGTCGTTCTTACCAGCTACAGTTGACTTGGTGTCTGAACCGTTGTCGCCCATTGTAGCACTTACTTTTTCAACATACTCGCGCATTTGCTCGCCTGCTGACATAGCTGCTTTTGACTCTAGTGGAGTAATTGTTGCTTGGAATGACTCATCTTCTTCAGCTGCTTCTTCAGTATCCATACCTAAGTCGCCCATCATGTCGTCAGTAGCGTCGCCGCCCATGTCGTCATCGCCTTCTTCGCCTTCGTCATCGCCTTCGTCATCACCAGCCATCATTTTTTCAAATTCAGCTTTTAGATCGTCAAGTGCGTCTTCTAGGTCTT